GAAACCAATGCTGGTTGGACTGGAGACGATTACACTGGAGCGACGACAGACATCCATGTGGGCTATGAAGGAGAAGCAGGTGCTGCTTCCTACTACGTTCAGGCTGGCCCTGCAATCGTCGCTACTGATGGCGAAGAAACTGACACTCAGTTCTCTGGCAAGGCAGGACTCGGACTTCCAGTCTCTGACGCAGTTGGCGTGTATGGTGAAGTTTCTTTCCTGACTACAGAGGACGATGACGATCTTGGCGTAGGTGGTAAGTTGGGTTTGAAGTATAACTTCTGATTCAAGTAGACAATCAATATCTAGATGCTATACTGGGGTGCGACGGCACCCCTTTTTTTATGAAAAAGATCTTGCTTTCACCACTTACATATTTTAATTTGATGTTTGTGGGCATTTTTATTTTTATAGGAGTGCTACATGAATATACTCATCGCGCCATAGAGACTGATGTGCATGGATATGTCAGACAATTTTGTAGAAAAAATTCAAAAACTTGTGAATCAATACTCTCAAACTACTGAAATCTTAAGAAAAATGGAAATCTTAAGAAAAAAAGAGTTGACAAAACTTTAAAAATACTATATAATATGTAAAGTTATGCAACATAAAGTAAATGACTGTAACACGCTCCAATTCCGTGACAACTGAAGATGGTGGACGCACTAACCTGTGGGCTACCGAACCCCGTATGTATATTTCTCAAACTGATGCCGAGCGTTACGGTTACGAGACTTATGCAGAACGTGCAGAAAAACTGAACGGACGTGCAGCGATGATTGGTTTTTTCTTTGGAGTGTTTTCTTATGCACTCACGGGAAATCTTTTCTTCGGACTTATTTGAGGTTGCATTTCTTGTTTTTTAAATTCTATCTTAAAGTTACTGAAGATACTTGACAAAGTATCAAACTTTCTATATACTGTGCCTAACTCAAGATAGAATAATGGCATACAATATTACTCTTCAAACCACAGATGGTGTAGAAACCTTTACCTGTGATGGAGAAACCTATATTCTGGATGCCGCTGAAGAAGCGGGTATTGATCTTCCTTACTCCTGCCGTGCTGGTGCTTGTTCTTCCTGTGCTGGTAAAATTCTTTCTGGTACAGTTAATCAAGAGGATCAATCATTTTTAGATGATGATCAAATCGAAGCAGGATTTGCTTTACTTTGTGTTTCATATCCCACTAGTGATTGCACTATTAAAACAGAAGCAGAGGAGGAACTTTACTGATGTCTTGCGATATTCGTAAAAAAATTATCGATGCCCTTTATGATGATGCTATTGGCAAAATTGAAAAGGCAAAAGTAAATATCGAAATCTATCTACACAATCCAGTAGGTATTGGAGAACATCCAGATGTCTTAGGTGCAATTCAAGAACAACTTGATATAATTGCACATGAAGAGGAACGTATTGAAGTAATTCAAAAACATTTTAAATCACACTAAATTTACTTTACTACAGGAGCTAAAATGACTGAAAGAGCAGAACGTATTAATGGTTGGGCAGCAATGATCGGTATTGTCGCCGCATTGGGATCCTATGCAGCAACAGGACAACTTATTCCTGGTATTTGGTGATGGGATTTATAGCAGTAGCAGTGCTGTTGCTAATACCAATTGCCGCTGCAGCAACAAAATCATGAGTTTAGAATGGGGACAAACGATAATTTTTTTATTGACACCACTTTTTTTCATGTTACTCTTTGCCGAAACTGAAGACGATGACAATGGGCCTCCAGACGGAGGACTGATGACACCAGTTTTCGCACCGGCACCGTCTTGACACAGACTATATAAAACAGTATCATAGGAGCACAGCGTTGCTCCTTTTTTAATGCTTAAATTCATCAAAAATCTTTTCAAAAAACCATCTGAAAAAGACATTGAATGTGCTATTGATGAACAGACTGTAGACTGTGAAAGTGAAGCATTTAAACAAGACGCTTTGAACTATTACACAGGTGTTCCTGCACCCAATCTAAACGTTTTAGATGAGTGGTTTATGAGTCCTTATGGACAACCTATTCCGCCTAAAGAAAAGTTTGCTGGTAATTATCAAGGCCCTCTGTATGCTCCATATACTGCTGTAGATGAGTTTAAGAAACAGTCAAATGGGGACGACGGTATGCATCAAAAAATGTATGATATTTCTACCCAGAATGGTAACACCACTATTCAACTAAATCATAATGGTGGTTCAGAAAACTTTCAAGGTGGTTCCGAAAATGTCCATAGATGATTGGCGATACAGCGATCAGAAGATGAAAGTACGTGAGCATGCACTTAAAATTTTGTTAGCGAAATATGGTGGTGAAATGGATGGAGTGATTCCTAAATATTCGAGTCAGTCCATCTATGAATGTGCCAATGATTGGGTGTCTCAAGGTAACATGCATACTGCTGGCATAGTTCAATATTACAAGGCATATTATGCAAAAAGTAATTAATGTATTAGCATTACTATCATTCTTAGGAACCTCTGCTATTATTGGTGGTGGAGGTTATCTTTATCTCAATAGGGGTGTTTTTATTAAGAATTTTGAATCAAAACTTGCTTCATTTATTGGTGAAAAAGTTTTAAATTCTTTACCAACAGCACTCGATGCTGAACTTCCTCAAGCACTTCCTAATACTACGGGTGGTGTTGTTCCATTCTAATTTTTATTCATGAAGAAAATTTTTATTATGCTTATGGCAGCGGCACTTACTGCTCCTGCCATTGCAGACGAGTCTAAAGTAAAACGCTGGCGTTCATTTGACTCTATGGGTTGCATGATGCTGCGCGAATGCACCGAAGATGTTCGTCAAGTAAAAACTTGGAGAAGTTTTGGTGATGATTATGAACCCTATAAAGAAGAGATCACCGATATTCTCACAAGTTTGAGTCGCATTGGTGTCAATGTTTATTTCGGTGACGAAAAATATTTTGCAATGATGACACGGGGATTATATTCAGTAAAAGGAAATGATATGTTCCTGAATACTCGTTATCTTGATAATGTTACAATGATGCTAAAAGTTCTTCGTCATGAAGGATGGCATATTGTTCAAGATTGCATGGCTGGAACACTTGATAATACCTTCACCGCTGTTGTTCTTCAAGATGGTGTAGTGCCTGATTGGATTGTAAGAGGTGCTAAGAAAACTTATCCTGAGGTTGCTGTCCCTTATGAGGCAGAGGCAATGTATGCAGCTTTCTCTGACACTATGACAAAGGAAGGTTTAAGAGCATGTGCTGGGCCTAAAAAGATGTGGGAAGTTTATAAACCTACACCTCTTACTAAAAAATGGTTGCTTGAACAGGGTTACATGTCTAAATAAAGTCGCCATGCTGGTGACTCATGTCTGAAGAAGTAAAGAAGGAAGATACTAAAAAGAAGGGCCCTTTTGGTAGATTAAAAGATAAAGTTGAGGACGCTGATGAACAATTGGCAGTCCTCAGCACACTTGTTAGATTAGGCATCTTAGTTTGGAGTGGTGGTATTCTTACCCTTAATTATGTGACGGTTCCTGGATTGCCACAGCAAAAGATCGATCCGACTTTCATAGCCAGTGTTTTCACTGGGGTTTTAGCTACGTTCGGGGTTCAGACAGCGAAGAAGTCTGGTGATGGCACTATGAAGATGAATGGTGCTAATGGTGCCGTTGCTGCTGGTGGAATCACTAAGGCAGATCTTGAGAGACTAATTGCTGCTGCTTCACAAACTGCACCTTCTCAGACAATCAGAGTTGAGCAGGGCCCTATTAAAATCGTAACAGATTCAGATCAACCCCCATATAAAATGTGATATGAACTCTCCTATTAAATGGGCTGCAATCTCCGTTGGTGGAGTTGTAGCAATTGCCCATATTGGTATCTTAGGACACCTAGTTAGAAAACCTCAACAGGTTCAATTACCTCAGATTAATATACCTGCAGGCACTCCTTATTCCTCTTACAAAATAGAAGCAGGTAAGGATGGATACACAATTGAATACAAGGCAAACGATCCTAAAATTCTTGAATCAAGCAAATCTCTTGACTTAACTAAAAGTCAAAATGGTTTCTTTGGTGGTAAGAAGTATGAAGATAGAAAAGAAACTCGCTATGATCAGTACACCATGGAAGGTGTAAGGAATATGGGAGGTGCTTCTTTACCTGGGGGAAAGTCTGCGAGCGACGTAGAATGTATCGTGGCGGACGCTGGAGCACGGAGTCAAGGTGCGATGGCAGGAACAGCGATTAGCACAGGACTCATAGCACCTGCAGTTATGAACATCCCTTATATCG